GTCGGATTTCCGTATCGCCATAGCATTGATTACATCTCCAGTATTGGTGAAGTAATCTAGCACGAAAGAGTAAGGAAACAACTGATACGCCGTGGGTATGAAGTCAGTCCAGTCGAAACCGGATAACTTCATGAACCCCCGTGTATCAGTAATCTGCCCTACTTTCACCGTCCCTCGATAGACGTAGATACCGGTTTGAATCCGGCGTCTCTTGGCTCTAAGGCTAAGAGTTCCGCTCGTCAAGGCGAGATTTTGCGGATGTGTAATAAGATCAGATCGACCTTCGGCTTTAACATACTTTGTATGTCGCCGCTTGCCGATCCGCTCTATACCTTCCGTAATATCGTCGATACTTGACATTAGCGGGCTCCAACCATAGACCCACTCGAGGTAGGTGTCCGTCAGCATCTTACCATAGGAACGGTACTTTCGGCGGTTACGCCGTCTCATATGCTCGAATTGAGCACGGTTTGACACATACTTAAGGCTACGCTTCTTTGCAGTAGCTTTTAAGACGTCAAAGCCCTTCCTAAGAGATTTTAACGGATTTCGTAGCATGCGTATTGCCTCGAGCATCTCTCCGGTCTGTTGCCCCCCATTAAGGGTGCGCTGGGCCTTATAGATCTCCTTGGCAAATGCTTCAAGCGCTATAACATTAGCGGCAGAGGTCGAAATGCTGGAAACTGTTGCCTTAGTGGGAAAGCTAAATTGCAATCCCTCAGACGACCAGTCTCGATAATTTCCTTTGGCTGTGCCTGTCAACGTATAATCAATTCGCCTTTGGCAAAAGCCGGGGGCGAAACGAAGGTTAGAAACTTCACCACTAAGAGAAGTGGTGACCTCCAACCCAAGCATCATGCGAGTTTGCCAGTTAGGGATATTCTCCCCCTGCGTAACTGTATCAGCCCAGGCATGCGACAAATCATATGTCGTGTCTGAGCTGGTAAGTTTACCAGTAGTTCTGGTCTCACTGATTTGACGACGCGTTGCAGGTAGCCGATGAGAAATTATTCGAGTTCCAGACATACAACCTCTAACGTAATGTTATAGAAACGAGAGAAGGAACAGTGTTGTTCCGAACCTTCCACTACCTAAAGCGAGCTTTTAAACTCGCCAAGGACCACGAACCCGTGAGGGAAC